GTGGCGGTGGAAGCCAAACCAAGAAAATGAATATTGGTTCCAAGACTTGATTAAAAATGCGTACTGATTCAAAATATCTGGTAGCATTGGCAAAACAGGTCGTCAGACCACCAATACATTTGCCCGTAGCATTAGGGCAATCCCCTAAAATACAGGACAACAATCAATCCATTGCTTTAGGGGCAATCAATGAAGCAACTGAATCTCATCTGCGAAGCAAAACTGAACCTGTCCGAAAAGGCCGCAAACGGCGAACCGACAGGAAAGATTGAAGCTCGCATCACCACTTGGGGCGCACGTGAAGGCGCTGATGGCCGTAAGTTTTTCTATAAGCCAGAAGGCTTTATGGAATGGGCAAATGAATTTGCCAAATCTGGTCGTCCTCTGCCAATGTTCCTGAACCACAACGCTGATTCCATGCCTGTTGGCGAATGGACAGAGTTGGAAATGGATGATGAAGGCATGAGCGCAAAAGGTCGCTTGTTCCTTAACACCACTGCTGGTTCTGATTTGTACCAAGTCATGTCCGAGTCGCCCAATATGTTTGGCGGCGTGTCCGTTGGCGCTTATGCTGACGAATATCAGTGGGTCAAAGAAGACGGTTCCGTTTTCCCTGCTGGCTCTGGCGAATATTGGGACGAAGGTTATTTCCAGATCACCAAAGGTGGCCTGCGCGAAACTAGCGTTGTGATGTATCCAAACAATCCAAAAGCAGAGGTCAAAAAGCTGGAGTATTTCCGTGAAGACGGCTCCGCTGATCTCAAGGTATTGGAAGAAGCCCTGCGGGATGCAGGTCTGTCCAAGCAGATGTCGGTTGCCGCCGCATCTGTGTTCAAGACGGTCATTGAGCAGCGTGATGCTGTGAAAGAGCCGATTGAAACTGCGCCAACTCAGAGTGATTCTGATGCGGAGGCAACCGAAGCAGAAATTCTCGCGGCTCTTGAGCAACGTGAGTTTCTTAAACTCCTCGACAAACGACTGAAAGGTTAATCATGTCCAAAGAAATCATCGAAAAATTGGATGCCATCGAAGCCAAACAGGCTGAAGGCATCTCGGCTATTGAAGCCAAAATCCCCGCCGCTGTGGAAGCCGTGAAGGCCGAATTCAGCGAAATGGTTGCTGCTCTGGAAGCCAAAGTTGCCTCCGTGCAAGCTCCTGCTGTTATCAAGCCTGAAAAGACTGTTCGCGGTGATGTGAACAAGTCGGTTCGTGAGCAACTGAAAGCTGTCGTGAACGGCAAGTCTTCGTTTGAAAAAGAACTGAAGATTTTTGCTGACGAAGCTCAGATGGAAGCCTACTTGGCTGAAGCCTCTGCCTTGACCGCTGGCGGCGATGGCAAGGGTGGTCGTACTGCTTACGATCCAGTGTTTGCTGCTCTGCGTTTGGCTAACCCCTTGCGCGGCGTGTCTCGCACTGTGGCTACTGATGGCTCCAGCTATCAGTTCCGTGTCAAGACTGGTAACGCTGGCGCTCAGTGGGGCTACGGCATCCAGAACAACGGCACTCCCACAACTGAAAACACTTCTATCTGGCAAATCGTCCTGAAGGACATCAACGTCCAGTTCCCAATCCGTACTGCGGCTTTGGACGACATTGATGGCTTGGAAGCCAACGTGGTTGACGACATGCTGGCCGAATTCGCTCAGAACGAAGCCTTGTCCATGATCGCCAACAACGACCAATCTGGTGACGGCACTACCGTTGCTACTGGTGGTGCTGACGGCTTGCGCGGCTTGGATCAGTACGGCGGTGCAAACTCGTCCTACACTGGCGGCACAACTTCTACGGCAGCTTTCGGCTCGTCTGGCACTGGTTCTACCAGCGGTCTGCACAGCTTGGCTACCTATGACCAGTTGACCACCAACGGCAACACCGTGGGCGCTGCAAACATCACTTACAAAGACGTGGTGAACTTCATCTACGCACTGCCACAGCAGTATTGGACTGAGAGCGCCAAGTTTGTTGTCAGCCCTGTCTTGCTGGCCCAAATCCGTGGCTTGGTGGACGACAACGGCACTCCCGTGTTTGAGCGTATGTCGCCTCTGGAAACCAACGGCATCGTTGGTCGCCTGTTGGGCTTCGATGTGGTGGTTAACAAGTATCTGGACAACCCAAGCCAGACTACCACTGGTTCTGCTGGCACAACTAGCTTGTACCCCATGTACTTCGCTGACTGGAGCCGCTTCCACACCATCGTTGACCGCCTGAACATGGTCATGCGCCGCTATGACCAGACCTTGCCCGGTTACATCACCTTCTTCGGTGAAAAGCGTCTGGCAACTTCGGTGCGCGATCCCTTCGCTGGCGTTCGCTACCGTTCGACAGGCACTGCGACCTGATAAAAATGGGGGGGCTACGGCCCCTCCTTTTTGCGCCCTCAATTTAGGAAATTGCCATGACCATCACTGAAAAAATCCTCTCCGGCATCAAGCAAGCCATTACCGAAGGCGGCACAGTCACAATCGACCTGAAAGAAGCCTCTGCAATCACTGGCTCTGGTTCTGGCGTGGGTGGTCGTGCGGTCTTTGATGATGCGTTCGCAGCCTTGCGTTACGCCAACCCATTCCGTATGGGTTCCCGTGTCATTCCAGTTGCTGGCTCTGACGCTCAGTTCGTTGCCAAAACTGGTAACGCGACAAACCAAACAAACCCTTGGGGCTACCCCGTTCAAAACAACGTGGGCACTCCAAACACCAACACCAGCATCTGGCAATTGCCTGTGCGTGTTGTGACTGCTCAACTGCCAATCCGTTCTGCTGTTCTTTCGGATGTCAATGGCTTGCAAGCTGAGATTGTGGAAGACCTCGCCTTGGAATTTGCCCAAGTTGAAGGTGCTTCTATGGCCGTGAACAACGACCAGTCCGGCTCGACTACAACTGCCACTGGCGCAACATCTGGCTTGCGTGGTTTGGACATGTATGTGTCTGCCTCGGCAAGTGCTTATGGCACATCTGGCACTGCCATCACCAACGGCATTCACAGCATTGCTACAGTGGCCCAAACTGGCGGCGGCGTGGTTTACAACAACGTAGTTGACATGGTTACGGCATTCCCCTCGCAGTATTGGGCCATGCCCGGTAATGCTTGGCACATCAGCCCTGCCATGATTGACTCGCTGCGTAGCCTGAAGGACTCTCAAGGTCTGCCATTGTTCTTGGAAATTGGCGATGAAGATGGCGCTGCTGTTGGCCGCATGTTTGGTTTCCCTGTTATTCCAAACCCATACCTGTCAAGCTCTTTCCCAATTTATTTGGCAAACTGGCCTCGCTTCCTGACCATTGGCGACACCGAAGAAATGTCCATTCAAATGATGGAACAAACTGCTCCCGGTTTCGTTACACTGTATGCAGAAAAGCGTGTGGTCAGCACCGTGCGTGACCCGTTTGCTGGTGTTCGCATGAGCGCCTAATAGGGGATAAGTATGTCCGTGCAAAGTGTATTGACTGGCCTGCCTTATGGTGGTCAAACCCGTAATCCGTTTAACTATGTAAAGGTTGAGCAGATTGGCCGGGATGTGACCACCAATTGGCTGACTGCTGATGAAATCACCAATCAATTGAACTTGTTTGATGATGAAAGCCAAGACGCTTATGTCTTGTCTCTGGACTTGGCAACACGGATGTATATTGAGGACTTCCTTGGCCTGTCCATCTTTCCTGTGACATATCGCGTTTGGTATGGCGCAGAAAGTTTGACGGCCACCCCGGTGAGCCTTGACTTGCCAGAAACAAGTCAGAACTTTGCAAACAATGTCGCGCCTTTGACTATTACATCAGTGGGTTACTACAACTCACTGTTCCCTCCAGTCTTTGTTCCTGTTGATCCATCGCAGTATTACTACGACAACAGTGGGAACAAGATCGTCATCAGCAGTCTGCCAACTGACATCAACACGCAGATGACTGCGCCGATTGCTGTTCAATACACGACTGTGGCAAACCCATTGGCAGCGTATCCCGTCATCAAGCAGGCTGGATTGCTTATCTTGACGCATCTGTATAACAATCGTTCGGAAACAACCGAAACAAAGCTGAAGACCATTCCATATGGCGCTCAGACTTTGCTGCGCCCATACAAACCATTGGTGATGTAAATGGCAATTGCACGTTTTGAAGATGTGACCATCAACAATTTGACCTTTGGTCAATCGTCTTTTGGTGAGCAATCCACCACTCAAACAGAGTGGTTCAAGACCCGTGCGCGTGTAGAGGATGTGGCAAACAACGTCAAGATTTCAGACAAGTATCGTCTGTATCAAGACTTGGTGAATTTCACATTCAACTACACTCCAAACACCAAGCTGATTGTTGACAACCAACAGTCTTACTCTATCAACTGGCGCGGCAACGATTGGCGCATTACGGATGTTCGTGAATCGAATGACCGCATGACCGTCAAGATGATGTGCTACCGATCTGACCCTGTTACGGCGGTGTAAATGGCAACACAGAACAATGTCGTCCAGTATGGCAAGGCTATCCAGTACCAACTGGCAGGCATTGTCAACCCTGTGCCTGTGTATGCGGCTTTCAATCGCAATTTTGCGAACCAGCCAAAGTTCATCACTTGGATGCTTCGCAATGTCCACCAGCCCGTCTATACAGGCCAGACACAAAGCAATAAAGGCATTGACCGTCCAGTGTTCCAGATTTCAATCTTCACACAGCAGATTGAAGAAGGGTTCACTATATCCAACCAGATTCTCCAGAGTCTGCACGGCTATAGCGGTCAATTTGGGAGTCCGTCCGATGGCTTTTTCATTGCGAAAGCCGATGTGATGTGGCTTTACAATAGCTACAACAACGAGGAAAATATGGCGCAAATCTTCTTGGATTGCACCATTGATGTTCCGGCGTAATACAAGACAATTTGTTCAACTATCTTTTTGAAGGAAACTCAAAATGGCTCTCATTAACAAAGTCTTGCCCGGTTATGTGGCAACCCTGTGGTGTCAAACTGGCGCTACGCCCACTCCTCTGACTGACACTCAATTGGCAACTTGGACTGGTCAAGTCGCTGACATCATTGGTACTGCTGCTGGCGGTACTGGCACTGATGGCATTCAAGTTCCAGTGGAAGCAATCCCTGCTTTCGGCGCTGACGATGCTGTGGCCGCTTTCTCGGTTGCTGGCGCTCGTACTGGCGCTAAGATCACCACTCAGAACCAAGTGACCTCTTTGAGCATCACTTCTGCTTGGAACCCTGCCGACACCGCTCAGTTGTTGATCCGTGAAGACGGCTACAACGGCACAATCGTTCGTACCTACGTTATCGCTGTGTATGACGGCGAAGACACTGTTGCTTACGCTTTCAACGGCATGGTTGGTGGTATGTCTTGGGACATGTCTCCTTCCGCTGAAGGCAAGTTCAACTTCACAATCCACCCCATCGGTGGCAACAGCTACGGCTGGTCTAACAACGCTTAATACAGCATGACGACAATAAAAGACAATACAGACCTGTTGAGTTTCCTTGTGGGCCAAGCCGATTCTTCCAAGAATTGGTTTGGCTTTACTCAGCAGCGCATCACAGCCATTGCGTTGGCTCACGACATTGCACGGCATCACGCCGACAAACTCACGCCAGAAGAAGCCGTGGCATATGCCATTGCGTTGAATCAGGCTATCTACGACAAGATCATTAAAACGACACGATAAGGAAATTACATGTCACGCATCTCATCTGCTTTTGGCGACAGTTACCAAAAGGCATCAGCACATCTGCGTACCAAGTCATTTGAACTTGGTGGGCATGTCTTCAAGGTTCGCATCCCTTTGACCAAAGAGATGGAGCAACTGGAAGAACGAGTTACCAGCATTGACGAAGCCGAACTGAATTCTCGCTACGAGAAAATGTCGTCCAACTTCCGCAGCGGCACAGTTATTGATGGCGTTGTAGTCACCGAAGACGATGTAATCGTTGAAGGTCGATCCACCAAAGAATTGGCCCGGTCTGTCATGCTCATGGAGCAAAGAATTGTTGAGTACATCAAGCTGCTTGTGCCAGAGGCTGGCAATTGGGACGGCTTGACGTATGAAGAGGTCGAAGCTGAATGGCCGATGACTGTCCAGCTTGAGATGATCGCAAAGATTACTGAGTGCATCCAGCCGGGATATAAGGACGCACGAAAAAACTAATTCAGGACGCTCACTCGCAAGCTAGGGCATACATCTATGCCCACGGTGGGTGTCCTGATGATGTTCCGATTGATGATCTGAGAAACATTGAGATTATGTTGTCGGATGGGATGATTGGGAACAAAGCACTGCTGCTGGCGCTAAGTTCCTTGACCACTGGCAACTTAAACTCGAAAATGCAGAAGACGGCAAAGCCATTCCGAATGCAGGATGTCTTGCCATCTACGCACGACTACATCGTCCCACCTTTGAGTGAAGAGCAGCAGCGTGAAGAAACTAACCAGCGTATGTTGGCGTTTTTGGCGATGAAGCCGGGTTCGGAGAAATTCTTGAAAGAGTGATATGGCCTACACCCCGAAAAGCAAATCTTTTGAATTGGAAGGGTTTGCTGAATTTGAGCAGCAGTTGAAAGACATGGCTGAAGGATTTAGGGGTGATTTGGTTGCCAGAAACACACTGACTCCAGCCGCCAAGGCTGCGATGGGTTCAGTCCTTGCATCTGCAAAGTCAAGAGCGCCTGTGGGCGACAAACCACGTGACGCAAACAACCCAATTCACATGCGGGATACGATTCGCCTTGATTCCAGAATCCCGAACGCAAAAGACAGAATGAGCGAATACGTCAATGAAACTGACGCTGTAATCACCGTTGTGTCTGTCAAGAAAAGCGCTGTTTCCCTTGCCAATGAATTTGGCACATCAAAGATGTCGGCCAATCCTTTTCTGCGTCCTGCGCTGCAAGAAAACGCAGATACTGTGTTGACTGAACTAAAATCGCAGTTGGCTGTCAGAATCCCTGAGTACGCCAAGAAACTGGCACGGAGGAAGAAATAATGGCTTCACAAAACATTGCTCGACTTGGCGTTGTCCTTGGTCTGGACACGGCTGAATTTACAG